CTGCTGTCATGAATATCCTTTAAGCCATAACGCAGGCCTGCGGTTGGATTTGTCTTGTTTATACATAAAATTTTATTTATATATAAAGTTAAAATTTTATATTTATGTAGGTTTTTATGAAAATAAACCGCTTAGAAACACATGATAGGTATCAACATTTCACAAAACAACAATTTGATATTTCGGAATGTTGTCAGAATTTGATAAATCAAAGACCCTTTGGTAATCACCCTTTCTATATCTTTGCACATGCTAGAACTGATGATGATGGATTAAAAAAAAGACTCATATGGCAACCTAGACTTACTAAACCTAAAGCACAAACTAATAGTATGTTGTTTAAGGCTTATCCTGGAACTGATATTGTTAAAGTACTATGGATGATACCTTCAATGGAACTATGGGCGCAATTTAAGAAAGGTAATATCACAGACAATCAGACTGTCATTGAAAGTATTGATAAATTCCGATATCGTCGTTATGAATTAGATAGAAAAGAAGATGATGATTTATCGGATATACAGATTGATGCAATATATCTTGAAATTTCCCAGAATGCTAAATACAAGTCTGTTTAAATGATTAAGCCAATGATTTAGGAGGAGTCTTAAGTTTTTTAGGAACAGATGATATATTTCCCATATAATCTTGACGAACTGTACCTATTTTCTGTTTTACACCTGTCCCATAATAATCACCCATCCCATATCGAGTATGGTCAACATGTGCTTCTGTGTTATTTGATGACTTTTTCATCCTAAATCATCATCCTGAAGTGTATTTTTTCTGGTCTGTGGTAATACATCAACAACTATCTTTGGATTACCTTGATGACCTACAGGCTGTCTATGACCAACACCATAATGAGTACCAGCATTTAAGAAATTCGATGACCTTTGATCATATTGTGGACATCTAAAATCCCATGGAGATTTAACCCCATATTCTGGCTTATCTTTTGGGTTTTGATCTTTAATAGCTGCAGGATCTGCAAAACCTGATTTAACTGTTTTAAGAGTAGCTCTATTGGTTTCTTTAGCAGTATTTTTATATGCCTGGACGGTCTTTGTATTTTTCATATTACCTCTTAAAAAATTGATCGGATGTATCGCGTCGGTTCCGCTTTTTACCACGGCCCACGGCATTTCATCTATAACATGGGCAGCCACCCAAATACATCTCATTTTCTCAGCCGCACGAATTAGATCAAAAATTAATTTCTATATTCTGGAAGTTTACCTTGATGACCTTTAACTTTACCGGTTCCATCAGTTTGTTGCTTTCTAATAGCTTCCGTGGTGTCAATATATTTTGGAACTGATCCTGCGCCTTCTGCAGAAGACTCATTTTTTACTTTATGTGGTCCATCTGGAAATACAGAATCTTTCCCCTTTGAACCACCCCAGAAAGAATGATCATCAATTTTCTGCCCACCGGATTTAAAAGTACCTGGTCTAGAATCATCATGTTGTTTCATATAAACTCCTTAAGCCTTCAGGCTATTACTTATTAAAATACTTTTTATAACATTTGTTGCTGATTTTGGGTAGGGTTTTGTTGTTGTTGTTGTTGCATATTTCCCATTATCTTTTCTAGAAACTGACTCCCTTCAGATGAATATCTTGCTTTCTCTCTTTCCTGGTCTTCTTTAATAGTTTCTTGGTAATTTAAAGACTCTATATCATGTAATTTTAACATAGATTCTACTTCACCAAATTTAGCTATGACATCAACCATCTTTTCAAGTGCTTCCATCTTTGCTTTAGTAGAAAGAGATTGGTTCTTACTGATCTCTGACAATCTTTCTTCGAGCAATCCAACATTAGCATCAAACCTTCCAACTCTTTCTTTAGCCATTGCAATATTTGCAGTAGATCTTGAATATAACTCTTTAATCTTAGCATCTTCTGCACTATGCTTAACAATCATTTCTTGTTCTTGCATTTGCTGAGCTTGTTGCTCTTGTTGTTGTAAGAAGGGTATAATCTCTCCCTTACCTGTAATATTAAGCTTAGGTATAATCATAGAAGGAGGAAATACCTCTCTACCAAACATTTGATTCATGTCTAACATTTGCTGAGCTTGCAAATTCTGTTGTGTTGGTGTTAAATCTGCTTCCTCAACTAATACTTGGTACTTACAGAATATTTTAGAATAGAAAAAGGCTGTCGGTTCTTCTCCAATCAATAATTTAACCTTCGGAGCATTCCAATTATTTAAAGCTATTTGCAGTAATCTATCACCTAATAGTTTATCACTGAAATCCCATTGGTCGAAATACTTCTGAAATACCATTAAATTGGCAGCCTGTTTAAGCATCATTGTCAGAGATGATATTTGTTTATCTTGTTGCCCGGACCAATTCTCCATGTTAATTCCAGAAGTAGAAAAAATCAATTCTTGCATCTGGCTAGCGAGAGCAAGATCGCTTTCTGGTACAGCAGAAGGTATAATTTTTTCACAATCAGTGAGTTCGTAACCCTCATTGATGATAACATCCCATCCCTGCCCTGCTTTCTTAAGATTGTCTTCATTGGCTACAGCTCCTATCTTTCGTTTCCATCCTGCATTGATTGTGGCTGCTGCAATGTCATTATTAGTAATGACCTTATAGTTAAATAAGAACTGAGGGTCCCGCATAGTACGAACCAAACTACGTACCCGCATATCAAAATAATTGAGATGAGGATCATAGTTCCAAAAATATGGAACAAATGGGCAACTATTAAAACCCATCGGATTATTTCCTTGAAACATCAGCTGGTCATTTAATACAACCGCCAATTTCCAACACGGAGTTTCAACAGTAACTTCTTCCATGTCTTGTATATGATATAATACCTGTTCGAGATTTCCATCCATCACCCGAAAATCGAAGAATTGATTTCTAGACCTACTGTACAAACGCTTTTTCTTTGTTTTCCATTTGTACCATACATATGACAACACCATGAGGTCATTACGCGCCATATTGTAGTTTTCGGGTAGAAAATAGAAATTCCCATATCTTTGTGGTGTCCCTGACATTGGTTTGATTTGATCAATCTTTTCAGGAAATCTACTTTCAGCTTCCTGCTTAGATATATATTCCTGACACCATACAAATTGAGCATCACTCATATCAGGAGAACGAAAATAAGGATCTACAAGGAATGAATTGTATTCCCAGATCTTAACTTTTAATGTTCCTTGCGCTTGATCATCATCCGTATAATCTAAATAAGGTTGCGCTAAAACCATTCCTGATATAGCTGCAAGTTCTTTTGCTTTAGATTTCTGCTCATGTATACAACCCATATTTGCTGAATGAGTAATTAGCTTAGTATACTGATCGGTAGTCTGCGCATCAGAACCTTCAGACGGAACATAATTAAAATTCTTTCTATGCTGTCTTTCATAACCTGTAATCATATTAACAGGCTGTTGAACAAGGTTAAAATAATATTGATGAAATGATGTATTGGGGCTAAAGTTAAAATATCTATTTACATATGATTGATTTCCAGCATAGAAGTGAGAATCAATATTGCTTTGATTCCAACGGCTTTGTTCAATAGGTTGGAATTTTGAGTATAGATTATCAAGCCAGTGTCGAACATTTCCCTGATTAGGTTCTAGGGCATTATTCCAAGGTTGAGTAAAGAATGACAAAGGAAACCTACATTATATAGTAAAGATTTTACTTTACAATACAACACAGGATTTATCTAGTAAATTTAAATTTCACCAAGCCATATCTTGACAGTAATGCTTAGCAAAGGATTTCATTGTTTTTTGTAATTTTTTAAATTTTTTAACATCTTCATATGCAGGATTCACAGCCAGCACACAATCTTGATCTTTTGAACAAAAAGTTAAAAATTCAGATACAATAAGATATACATTTAGTCTTTCATGTTGTAATGGTGTTAATTTTTTCATTTTTTTCCTTTTTTGTTAATTTTGATCTCATAAATTGACAGACTTTCAACGCATGGTTGTCTACATTAACTCCTTTTTCTTTCATCATTTGGAATACCGTTGAAAGATATCCGAATTTCCTAAATGTCGTATGAATAGAAGGGAGTTTTAAATTTCCTGTTGTTTTATCATCTTTACAACCTCCTCGCCTTATAGGAGTTTTCATCATCTCATCAAAATATGATAATAAAATTTCATATGTTATTTCACTTAAAGAACATGGACAAAATTTACTAAAACACTCTATTAATACTTTAAAATCATATATATCTTTCTTACCTTTTTCAATAACATCTTTTATCTTTACTTCAATAGCATCTTGAAGAGTTATCATTTCTTGTAAAGGTGGATCAAAAGAAGATATAAGATCTATTAAATCTTCTTTATAATCTACCCATAATTCAGCATCTTCTTTATTTTTAAAACTATCTGTTAAATTAATATTTTTTTTTCTTATATATGCAGTGTAACTTCCCGATGTGTTTTTTCTAATATTAGCCATAAAGTTTTCCCTTTATATTTTCTTTCCAAATTAAAAATGCAGCTTCTAAAAAATTTATATATTCTGGATGCTTTATTTCATGAAATTTTAACCACCACTTTTGATATTCTGTTGCCGGTAGATTATAAAAATCTGATTTCAATATATCAATTGCATTTCCTTTAAGTGTTTTACGATTACTAAATAGTTCAATTTTTTCTTTATACAATTCAATTGATTGAATATCAATTGATTCAAGTTCTTTATATAATTCTGATAGCTTGATACCTGATTTATATTCTCTATGAAATTCAGAGGGCTTATCACATGTTACATTAAAAGTACAAAGCTTGAAGTTATTGTCAGTTAGCTCATAAAGATAACACACATCTTTAGATTTGGTCTTGCGTAGTCCTCTTCCAATCATTTGGCAATATAATGTTTTTGATGCTGTAGGTCTTGCCATTATTAACGCTTCAATAGAAGGCTCATCAAATCCTTCGGTAAGTAATTGACAGTTTGTCAACACCTGTGTTTCACCAGATTTAAATCTTTTTAATATTTCCATCCTTTGTTTTTTTTTCATAACACCATGAATATACTCAGAATTTATATTCTTTGATTTAAAATATTCAGAAACTTTAATACAATGGTTAACCGAAAGACAAAATATAAGTGTTTTTTTATTTAAACAATTATCGAAATATGTTTTATAGATAAGTCCATTTCTTGACTCATTGTCTAGTTTTTTTAGTTCAAATAGTCTAAAATCACTATTTCCTCGTTTTGAAATGTTTTGATCTGTTTTTATTCTATAAGCAATAATATCAGCCAAGAAACCATCATTAATCAAATTATATATGCTTTTCTGATAAGTAATTGATTTAAATATTTCAATTAAAGATTTACCGTCCATTCTTTCCGGTGTAGCCGTACAACCCAATATTTTAGGTTTGTTGTTTAATGAATTTAAGAAATTTTTTATATTCTTACTTTGAGCATGATGAGCTTCATCTATAACAATATGATCATAGTTTCTTGATATTAATATTTTTAATGTATTTTCATAACCTAAACATGCAGAGGTTATCACGTGGTTTCTAGACCTATCTCTTGGTTTTTCAGAAATTGAATTTATTCCGAATTTTTCTGCTGTTGTTATAATTTGTTCTTTAAGCTCTATGGAGGGGCATATAATTAATGCACTATTTGAATGTTTACTAAGATACTCACAAAATATCCACGTCTTCCCTGAGCCCGTAGGCAATTGAATAAGTTGACGATCATTATCCTTGAAGTGTTTATGTATAACCTCTATACATTCTTTTTGATAATTTCTCATGCTCCTCCTTTGTTGAAGGAACATTATAACAAAATGCTATATCGACATCAATAGAAATGCGATGCTATTTTAGAAGTTACTCTTAAATCTATTTTGATTATATGTTTTGGGTCATTTTAACTAACGAAACATTCAAACATTTAGCAAGACATTCAATAATTATTTGATTTTGAGACACAAAACCAGTCATTTTTTTAAGTTCTTTTTGCAGTTTTTCATGAATTTCAACTGGCAGTCTTAATGTTATTCTAATGTCTTTTTGATGTTTTTTTTTCATATCTAAAAATTGCTCTGAAATCTATTTCGTTTATAATCTTCGGGGTTATGTTTATATGGCTGGTATGTTATGACTTTATGACTCGCACAGATATACCTGAGGGCATCTACGGCGTGATCTCCTTTCTTGACCGGTTCGTCATCGCCTTTTTCACTTTTCTTACTATCCCATGTATAGTTTTCTATCTCTCTGATTGTGTTGGTGCATTCTTTACATACAAAGAGATTACCCTTAGCCATTTCAGATGTCATTATCTGTATGCCATCTAACACCTCGTTATTAGCAGGTACAACATGTATACCTAGCCTTTGTAGATCTAACTTCATTGGTAAAGCTGATGGATCAATATAAACAGCACGCACAGCATATGGCTCTATAAATTCTTTAACTGCTAATGCAAACTCTGATACTGTTTTTTGTTTATTTGTTTTTTTAAAATCCCAGTAATATTCTTTTTCTACCCACATGCACTTGCCTTGTTGCGTGTATTGCCCTGTACTTACACCAATAAGCAAGCAAGCAAAGGCGTTAGATGTACCAAAGTCCAAACCACAAACCCAGTAATCAGCAGCACGAGGAGGTCTATTAACAACGTGTATATTCCTGTCGAAGAAATCAAAGATCGCTCCTTCCGCCAAACACCATAAACCCAGGTAATTTCGTTTATAGAAAAGGCTAGAATCACAATCCCTAAGAGACTGCTTGTAATCATCACTGATGTAGGGAGTATCGTCAATCCCAAAATGCAATGCATAGTATTTATTATCTCCTGCCTCCGCTTTATCTATCCATTGCTTTATAATATGTGTGGGATGCTTTGGGTTCATAGCTGCAAAACCCATAGAATAGTCTTTAGATAGTCTAGAATTGATCATCTCAGTGATAGACTGTGGGAATAATGTCATTTCATCGCAATAAACGAGGCTATACGTATCACCTTGAAAATTTCCAATCGCACCCTCATCTTTCGCTCCCAATACATGTATAGTCTTGTCTTTGAAGTATAGTTTCTTACCCGACCACGTAAGGAACGGCCTATATATGGATAAGGCAGGGTCTTCAAGTAAAAGACGGACAACATTGCGATAAGCTGTGTCAAAAGTATGGCCCACAATGAAAATCTTGGAGTCAGGACATTCATTCGCTGCTTGCATGAAACGAAATACTGTGCATACTGTTTTTCCAGTTCTGACGGCTCCATGGGCTAGATTCCAACGTTTTATTGATTTTCTTATGAATTCTATTTGCTTTTTATGAAATGGGGGTTGCATAAATATATTGCGTTTTTTATGCGTTTATATTATAATATTCACATATTTATCAAGGAAATTATGCGTAGTAGAAACCTAACATTCGAACAACAAGGTCAAATATTATATTTATATGAAAACAATATATCCATAAGTGAAATAGCATCTTTTTACCACAAAGATTTAAGCACCATTCACAGGCTTATAACAAAGTTGAAAGGTAAAAGAAAAAAAATAAAAGATTTATTACAGGATATTATATGAACAAGAAAAAAGAATTATTAGCTATTGCAAAAGAAATGCGTGATAATATTGAAAACTTACCTCAAGATGCTATGCTAACACCACCCACACACTATGACTTATCTTCTTTATTAATATTGCTTGTAGCTTGGTTTGAGGAGGATTGCAAAGATAAAAGCTGATTCATGATAGCATCAAAACGCTCTTTATCTTCTTCTTTTACAACAGACTGTTCATCTTGTTTTAAACGACTCTCAAACTTAGCTTGAAGCTGTTTTTCTTCTTTTAAGAATAGATCGTATACAGGCGCATTCATTTCATATGCCTTGCTGTAGAGTAGTCTAGAGCTTACCATATTCTCCCTTCTCCGTGCAATATGCATTTTAGCTATATCGACACAGTGGCGAAATTCTTCATCTTCATTAGACCACAAGAATATTTTTTTTGGATCTAACATCATGTCCGCACAAAATCCACAAAGGTTTGTGCTATCATCTTTTTGAACCCATTCTAATAGATCTAACGCTATTTGATCTCTGTTATGCTTTCGTGGTCTTCCGGCAGTCATATATACTCTTTATGATTAATAACAAGTTTGTGGTTGTTGTTTTTTTTGTCAAGTGTTTATTTTGTTTTGATTTACTTGAAATAATGCTTGCGTGAAATGTGAGGTAATGTTATATTATAGATGTTGAGTAAAAAGATTAACAAAAAAAACAAACGAGTTTATATGAAAAGATTATATATGAAATCAAACTATAGTGAATGGAATGCTAGCAATCAGTTTTTCAGTACATTGCAAGAGGCGTGTGTATATGTGAATAACTTTTTTAAAAATCCAGATATATGCATAGATGAAAATATTATTTGTGTTAATGATTTTACAGGTGTTTTGTTTAAATTCGAATTAAGAGATCAATAGTATGAATATAAAAGACTTAAATGGGAGTAAAAAACCTTTATGAGCGTATTTAGATATGGAAGATGTGATAGTTATATTGATGGTGATTATAATGGATGCAATGAGCATCCTTTTGATGAGATGGCATGTTTATGTGATGATTGTGAAGCGGTATATGGATGTTTTGAATGTGGATTAGTTTCAAAGGATAATATTTGTGTAGTGGATAAATCACCTATACCCCTGTTTGAGAAATATATTTGTAGGGGTTGCGCATGAAGGTTTCAATAATAGAATGTCAAAGAGAACATATTAAAGGTTATGACTTAACAATTGAAGGTGTTTTTTTTGGTTTTTTTGTCACGTTAAAGTTAATTAAAGAAAAAATAAAAGAAGTTAAGGAAGAAAATGAAAAAAGA